GCATCAACAGATTTCTGACTCATACCATCAACACCGTCTTTACGGTTTGACTTCTGCCAGTCTTCTTTGATTTTTTCACAACGGTTGTAAGTCTTACCGAAAAGTTTTTGGGTTCCTACTTTCTTGTAACCCTTCCAGCACTTTTTTGCTTCATCAAGTTCATCTGCACATTTCGAAACTGCTTTAGACTGTTTTGCGTGCATTGCAGATGCTTTTTTCAACTGCTTTGCAATTTCTTTCAGTCTATCTTTTTTTGTTACTTCTTCACCAAGCATTCTGCTGCCGATACCATCAGTTGGTTTCAGTGGTTCTGCTTTGATGATATCTACAGATTCAAATTCCATTGCCTGAAAGTCATCTCTCCAGTTAGAGAACTCATAACTTTCATTCTTCTTTGAGTTGCCCCAGTTCTTAGCGCCAACTTTACGACACTTGACTAATGCACCAGATGCATATGCACTTGGCCAAACAGAATAACGTGACTTGACCTTATGATAGCAAGCATCTTTCTTACCTTCATCAACCAGATCACCTTCTGGTTCGTAATGTGCCTTATCTAAAGTAATTCCCTTTTTCTTCAAGTTCTGCTGTCTTAATTTTTCAATTTCCTGAGGAGTTCTACAGATACCGTCAGCACACTTAATTCTATCCATGGGACCTGTTCCCCAAGCATCGCGTTCAGTTACAACTTCACCTTCTGGTTCATAGGATTGTTTATCAAGACCTCTTGCTCCAGCACCAATAGGATTTCCCTTAAGATGAAGTTCGTTTCTTCCACGTTGAAGTGCTTTATCTGCTTTTGGTTTCAAAAACTTTTTAGCAAGATATGGTGCAGCAGCGAGTGCAGCAGCACCAGCAGCAATACCAAGACCCATTCCTTCGTTTAGTTGAAGTTCGTTTCTCCAGTTTGAATAAGATGCTGATACCATTTTTGCCGGTCCTTTTCTATCGGGATTTGAATCTTCTCTACGTTTCTTTTTTGCTCTTCTTTCTCTTTCTTTCTTGCTCATGTTTGCTCTATCATCAGCATCACGGCAAAATGGTTTAGTTTTTTGTCCTGGTTGTCTAGCACATGGTTTTCCATCGTACTTACCACCTGCTTGAACCCAACCACCACCCTTAAACCAGTCGCGGAGTGAGTAACCTTTGGACTTAGCAGACTTACCGTCGCGTTTTTCAGCAATGACTTCTTCATCCATTTTATCTGCGTATCCTGCAGCAGCATCAGTATCATGTGCAGTATCAGTAATCTTTGCTTGCATCCAGGCAGGAATATCCTTTTCCTTTTTACCCAATGCTTTTCTCAACTTTGAGATGTTTCTTGCTGATTTTTTGAGTTGACTTTGCGCCATTGCAACTTCATGGTCTTTCGATTCTGAAACTCCTCCGCCATTAGAGCCCCCATTAGACTCCCCATTCCCATTTCCATTGCCATTTGAACCATTTCCGTTGCCATTTTTCTTTTTACCCTCGTTTTCATTCTCATCTTGATGTTCACTATCACGCATCAAACGTCCTGTAGAAGACATTACATGCCATCCCTTAGGAATTCGCTTACACTTTTTATCGGTGAAGCAGTAGTAATAACCTTTTTTACAAGACTTCTTAGACATTATTTACTAGTCTCATCATTATTATTTAGAAAACCTTGTTTCAACAGTTTAGACAACTCACTTGTAGATCCAACAAACAAAGCATTGTTTGTGACATTGCTTGGACCTTTTTTGGTTGTGTCTTCTTCTATATCTTTTAGTTTCTTCTGAAGGTCTGCTAACTTATCGGTTGTATCTGCAACTGACTTAATTAACTGTCCAGCAACTTCATATGCTCTGGGACTTGCACTTTCACCTGCAAGTTCCATAATGCCGTTTATAGCCTCCTGCCCCTTTTCAATTAAAGAGTATAAATTTGCTCTTGTATACTCATAATCTTTTTTTATATCAGTCTTTTCCTCTTTTGGAGGAACAGGTTTCATCGGTTTTGATTCAACAATGCTACTTTCAATATCAAGTGCGTTGTCAATAGACTCATAATTATCACTCATGGTTATTAAATATCAGTTTGTCTAGTTGGACTATAAGATTTGCCGTCTCCTAAGAACTGCCATTCTTCATCAAATCCAAAATCATCTCCAGGTTCTAAGAGTAGATGATCTGCAGAATCGATTACAGAATCATCATTTCTATCAATTTTTGATGTTGGTGTTACGGTGTAACGCATTTCACGCTTAGCAGTCTTACGGTCAGTGCTGCTATACATATCAACCTGAACCTTGCGGATAAGTCCATCACTACTATCAGCAATGTGACCAAACAGATAAGTTTTTGCTGTAAATCTTAGTGTGTGAATAAGTGCTCTTCTTGTATCAAAATTTCCCTCATAATCATCTTGGAAATTAATTGATTCAAGAATAATTGGAATATCTCTCTTTTCTCCAATTGACCCAACCAAGTCAATGGTTAAGTTAAAATGAGGTTGAAAATATGGTAGAATCTGCTCCAAAATCTGAAGAGAATCATCATTCAATTTGGACAGAATATTTAATTCAAATCCAATATTATATGGAACAGGCATGAATACTTTCTTTACCTTGCTTCCATCATCGCAGGTTTTAAAAGTTTGAACTAGACTAGATTTTCTAGTCGAATCATAATCAATAGAAGTCATTTCAAATGACATTCTAGGTAATGTAATTTGAATAGGTTTATTTAAATCTGCTTGTTGGGTAATTCTTGCTAAGAATTTTTGACTTGGACCATAAGCAAGTGGAACTTTTAAGTCGCCAGCAGCATTTCCTGCTTGATCAGTATGACGAACATGAATATCATTGAATAAAGTTCCAAACGCAATGATCGTCTTTCTAATTATTTCGTGATAATAATAATTTCCTAGCATTAAAATGTCCCAAATGGATTGGTTTCAGTGAAATCTAAAAGATTTTCTCCTTCAGATTCAAACTCATCATTCTCGGTATATTTATCATATGTATCATCATGTGTATAAACCTGAACCATCCAAGAAGCACCAGAGTCTTGTCCGACGATTCTTTCACCTGGGTAGAATCCAATTGGTACAGTCGATCCGATAGAAACATTGCTAACTGTTAAGAGAGCATCATCTCTATCCCATGATTTAACTCTACCTTCAGCTCTAGAATCTTCACCTCTAATAACTTCATTAAATATGAAGTCTCCTTGTGCAGAAATGACTGGTGGATCGGAAATTGTAACTGTTGGTCTTGTACTATATCCTCTACCTGGATGCTTAACGTAAATTGCTTTTACAACATCATTGCCGACAGTAAATTCGTTGTTACCAATTCTACCAATAGAAGCAATACCAACAGCAACTGTTGAAATTCCACTTGGAGTTGGTTCTTGAATTGTAATAGTAGGTGCTGTACTATAACCAACTCCACCATCAGTGATTGTGAATTTCATAACACCCAAACCACTGGTTATGATAGACGCTGTTGCTGCAGCACCTACTCCACCGCCACCACTAATACTTATTGTTGGTGGAACCGTATATCCTGCTCCAGCATTGATTAGAAGAATTTCATCAATAGAAGTTACACCACCTTTAGTTGTCAAGAAACCAACTGCTTGAGCATTATCACCAACCTGTCCTGTTGGTGAAGGTGTAATATTAATTGATGGTGTAGATGTAAATCCAGAACCATCATTGTTCAAAAAGATTTTATCAATATATCCACTAACAACTGTTCCCTGAATTTGTGAAATAGCAGTCGCAGTTCTTCCAGCACCTACTAAGTTAAGTGTGGTAATAAATCCTTCATCCTGAACTTGAGTATCAATTTCCTGTATACTTGTATCAATAACTTCATCTTCATATTCAAAGAGTTCGCATTTGAGTTGAAAAACGTAATTTTTACCTAATTGGTAGAAAGGATCTTCATGCTCTACAAACTTAACTTCAAATAGTCTCTGTCCAAGAGGAAAATAAACTAAATCACCTTCTCTTGGTCTAGTCGGTGTTGGCATTTCGGATGTATCGGTTCCATCATCCTGTCCCGCCATGAATGGTGCAATAAAATCCTCAAATCTCTCTTTAGAGATAGTAAGCATTAATTCGTCTCTTACGCTTACGCCAAACTTTGTAAGAATATCCCCTGCACCAGAATATCCATCAAAATTATTTACATATGCTTCAATTGCAAAGTTATCATCAAACTGTGAGGTTTGAACTTCTTCGATAATTGTTTTTCTATTTACATATTTTCTTGGTATGTAAGTTACCTCAACACCATGAAACTGTAAATGTTCGTTAACTAGATCTTGGACTAATCTCTGCTCAGAGGCAGTCCCTTGTAGAAAGAACGGATTAAGTGCCATTATCCAATAAAGTCGAGGGGTGGTAATTCAAACTCAGACATCATTCTTGATCTGATGTCTGCAATTTCTGATTCTGCTTGTTGAAGAATCTCTCCACCATTCAGTTCAATACCACCTGGAAGTTTGACTCCTCTAAATTTGCTGAGGTTTCTTCCCCACTGTCTCTTAATGAGAGCAGTAAGGTATAACTTCATAAAACTATCATTGTAAATCTGAGTAAATGATGCGGGATCGAGTGCTCTATAGCATTCAATGATGATAAATTCATCTTTTGCCTGAGAACCCCAATCAATATCTAGATATAATCTATCTTGTCTCTTATTAAATCTAATTTGTTTGTCGGTAGTCAATAAATGATCAATATCTTCAAGATATGATTTGACCATCGAATATTGCAATAACTCAACTGAGTTGAAATAGTATAAGTCGTTTAAGAATAGTTGATATTTGATACTGAACATTCCACCAGAAATGGAACTAGTATCAAACTTAAATATTTTTTCGATTCCAATTACAGAATCTGGAACTTGAATATAATTGGATGTCTCATAAAAACTGAAAGTAGTTGCTGTTCCAACTATTGTAGAAGTTCCAGTTGTGGTTACAATTCCTACACCATCAGTTCCTTTTGCTCTACCTCTGTTTACATCATCTTCGGTGATTTTGTATTTGAGGTACATTTTTTCAACACCGTCATAGTGACGTTCGTTGAAATATTGAATAGCATCATCAACTAAGTCATCGATCTGGTCGTCATCCACGTTGATTTCCAACACTGGAGCACCAAGTTGACGTAAACAGTAATCAATCAGTCCTTGCCTAGTTGATGGTTTTGCCATATTATTTCTCTAATTGTGCCTTAAGATCGGCGTTTTCTTCTAGCAAAGCATCAACTTGTTCCTTATAATCTTGAGACAGAGTTGCTAACTTTGCCTCAAGGAGAACGTTTTGATTTGATACTGCTGCTAATTTAGAATTATAAATTTTAATCAGGACATTCACGTCCACTTCAGATTGGTTTTCCATTTAATGTCAGAAAGTACCCCCGTCTAGAGTTGAAGTCCAATGGGGTTTGTTAGTATATATGTCGGTAATTGTACTAGGAACTGAAGCGAGATTTGTAATAAATCCGTTCTGTCCTTCTCTTCTCAGGTTATTTGCAGTATTAAATGCACCTTCGATTCCGATTAAACTTACAGTTGTTGAACCAGAAACTCCACTTTCTACAACACCAAAAGCACCGGTGCTGTCTTGTCTAATAATATCACCAGCAGAAGCAGTAATTGCTACCGACAGTACAAAGTCTTTCTTTGTAATAGCAGTTAAGACTTGCTTAGATGTTGAAACTGGTGCAGCAGGAGCATTAGTTGATCTCTGAAGACCAGTGTCGTCAAAATAAACAACACCACCAGTAGCATAATCACCAGTCTGGTAGTAAATACCTTTGATATCAAGGAATCCCTTTGTTCCTGTGACGACACTATTAGCAATAGAAGCATCAGGAACATAGGTCCATCTTCTGCTATCGTCTGCGTGAGTTCCGTGGTTATCAGCATCAACCGCGCTGTTGGCGATGGAACTATCGTCCATACCAAAGAATCCAGTTTCATTATCAGCAACACCACTTCCACTGTTATATGCGAAAGAAATACCTCTATCAGTATTGCTATCGTATCCGTGAGTGATAGTTACTTGTGCTGTTGTAGAAATACCAGCAGTTGTGGCGTTATTAAACGTAATTGTTTTAGCGCCAGTATTGTAGGAACTGATTACAGTTGCAGCAGCAATACCGGTACCAGACAGAGCGTCACCAGTATTGATACCAACGACAGAATCCAGAGTCAACGATGTAGCACCAGAACTGGCTTCAGCCATTACGGTTCTGGTACTTGTAACGTCACCAATATGGAAGATTGGATCGTTTAAAGTCTTAGAAGTTGAGTTGACGGTAGTAGTTGTACCATCAACCTGAAGATTACCTTTAACAATTACAGTACCTTCATTACTTAAACCATCTGGATATGGATCCAGATACATGATATCACCCGAACCAGATACGGTAGAGATGATATTGTCTTCAATTCTAATATCACCAAATTGAGATTCTTGAGTTACTTGAATCCCTGTATTCCAAGTCCATGGAGCGCCAGTTACTTGAACACGATCCGTTCCATTTTCGTCATATTCAATTCTGGCGTCGTCATCATTACCAAAAGTGAAGAAAGTATCATCAGGAATGACTACTTCACCACTTCCATGTGGATCAAGAATAATATCCCCATCGGTATCTGTTGAGGAGATAGTATTAAGATCGATTCTTAAGTTATCTACGTTCCACTGATCTACTTTCAGTGACTCTGCACCACCCAAACCAGAGTTGGTTGCAGGTGCCATGATAGCGACAACACCCCTGTCTTGGTTTCTGGTGTTATGTGATGCTGCTGGAATAGTTCCAGGAGCGTGCTCCATCATAGAGGTATAATAGTGACCTCCTATTGGATGGGTGTTAGTACCGTCATCTCCGAGGAAAACTCTATCTTTATATTGATTAGTTCCACCAAAACTACCAATACCAGTTACATACCCGAGTTCACCCCATTGTAGTGTTGCTGGTTTGTTAGTACCAGAGGACCTTTTGATCCTAATAATACTTGCCATTTAGAAGTTTCCCCCGTTGATGTCTAAATTCTGAGCTGCACCTGGTGTAAGTTCCAACGTTGCTTCCCACTTTTGGATGGCACTGTTATAAACCAGAACCATTCCATTCTGCAAATTACTTGCACTAACATCACTAAGTTCAGCCAAAGAAAGTCCTTGGGCACCAGCAAGCGAAGATATTACTTTTACTGCAGGTTGTTGACCTACCCTGACTTTAATATCAGCCATTTACGATGATTATCAGGAATCTAGGAATTATTTATATTCCTTCAAGTCCCAAAGTGCCTACAACCTCTTGTTGTTTGAGGTAAAGTTTTGCATATGACTTAGCAATATCCTTCAACATACTTACAGAATCGCATTCGTCAATTTCATTTGCAAGTTTTTGATATGCAAATTGCTTAGAGAGTGCTCCAAGTTTGATGTCATCTGGGTCCATTAGTAATCTCCTTTAGTAAAGATTTGATTTCTTCAATATCTCTCTTCAGTATATCAAGTTCTTCTCTTTCTGTCTGCCTTCTTTGCTTCAGTTTTTTATATTGGGCATAACCAGAACTATCGGTATTAACAATAGCTCCTGTATTTTTATCTCTAAAAAGGTTGCTATGCCCCTCAACAGGAATTAAATCTTCTTGGTTCATATCAAGCAAGTGCAATCGCTCTAAAGTCTTTCAGTTTAACTGGAGTTGACTCATTTGTCGAGGAGAGGACAATTTTGATTGCAAAGGCAGTAAATTGATCAACATTATCAACAGAGAATTGATATTCTGAATACGCATTCTTATCATTCAAATTTGGTGGAACAAAAGCATCTGCTCTTCCGCTATTTTTATTGGGATCAATTACTTGGTCGCCAAATCCATCACCATCAGTATCAATTAAATTATCATATCCAGGGAATGGAATGAATTTTTGCTCAACACCACTAGAATCTGCTTTAAACAGTTGATAGAAGACTCTAAAATCAGCATCTTCTTGTCTATTAGCAGCAATGATAACCTTCAAACTAGTTGCTGGTTGTGCGAGAGAAATACCTTTAGTAACAAAAACTGCACCATGAGGATCACCTTCTACATCATTGCTTCTAGAGTCATTTACATAATCGTCGATAGGTTGATTAGATTTATTTCTACCAAGAACAAATGTTGCATTCTGAGTATCCATCATAGGTGATAGATTTTCATTTTCAGTTCTAAAGTCAACTCTAAGAGTAAGTGACTTATTAGCTGGAAGTTCAGTAAGTCTCTCAGTTTCATTGATTTCTGAAGCAACCATTCTAGGAGTTTGGAATGTAATTACTTTGTTGAGGGTAACTGGTTCATAACCCTTATCAATGAATGATGTTTCATTTCCACCAGCACTAGTTCCACTAATAGTTCTTACATTACATCTTGCCTTTGTTCCTTTACCTGGAGTGATAATGTTAAACAATGGTTCCAATGAACTAAACTGATAGTTCTGAGAAATACCAACAGTTTTTCCACCAAAACCTTTCTCTGATGTAAAGTTAACCATACCTCCGCCACTAGATCTGTCAGTTGGCGCTAACAGTGTTCTATCAAATTCAAGATGATAAGTATCAATATTAGAATTTTGGGACTTATAGTATGTGGAAGGAATATCATGCGTTGTATTAATTCTAGCTAGAGATACACCATTAACTTCATATGGTTGAATTGTAGAATTAATTGCATGTGTAATCTTAGAAGATCCACCAATTGATCTACCATTAATTGTTAATGTTCCTGCAGGAGCAGTAGTCTCATTAATACCATTATAAGAGATAATTTCACTACCCAGAAGTGCATATCCTCTGGAAGTAGTAATCCCTTCGAAAGATGAGAAAATAGTTGTATTAGCAACTGAAACCTGAGTTGAATTATCGGTTAATTCAGATGTGGTTTGAGTTGTTGAAGTATCTGGTGCAATATCAACAATTTGTATCTTGTTGTTTCCACCATGGTGTGCATGATTTTGTTGCTTAACTCTGAATACATTTCCAGAATACTCATTAGCAACTAATGATGAATCTGCAGAAGCATCTGCACCAGAATTTACTCTTGTAGATAAGTTTGTTGGATCTGTAAGGTAGAAGATATCACTTGTGTTAGTGAAGTGCTCTCCTTGAACATCGGTAAGATATAGAGTATCTGTTGATGCACTGATATTGCTAATAGTAAACTTAGCACCAGTTCCAACTCTAGTTGCAGCAGTAGCACCAATAGTTGAGGTCACAATCCCAACCATTTCACCGTTAACATATCCAGAACCATTCGTGGTTAGAGTTGCACTAGTTACTTTACCATCAGCATCAGTGTCGATGCTTACGATACCACCAGTTCCTTTTCCACTAATTGAATAAAGTTGTGCTCCAGTAATACCAGTTTGACTTGCTTTATATCCAGTACCACCTGCATCAACTTCAATTCCTGAAGCAGCAGCACCAAAGTTTTCAACAAAACCATTAACATTTGATCCTGTAGCACCTTGAATGACTCTAGTTCCAAGATTAACGGAACCACTAAGTGTTCCTGCAATAGGTAACTTAAGTTTTCTTGGAAGACCTTCAACTGGATTTTCATTTAATACTGCACTATTAGTTCCCTTAGGAGTAATATCACTATTATACCAAGTTACAGTACCAGAGTTAACAAACTTTGCTTTATAAAGTTTGAAAGTGAGATCTTGGAATTGACTTGCAGTCCAAATTGTACCGTTTTGAGACTTAAACAGAGAACCACCAATATATTGCTTAGTAACAACAACATTTTGAACATCTGGAAGAGTTGATGTTCTAACGGTCTTTTGACCCATGGTTGCAGTCCACATTTCATATCCATCAGATGCAGGTGAAAGAATAACGATGGCGTACTCTTTTTCTGCTTCAAGATATACTGGAGATGGGAAACGAACTCTTGTTGGAACTGGTTCAAATGGATTATTTACATTAATATTAATATCATCAGGATTCAATGCAACCTGAGTATAATCCTGAACTAAGAAGGAAGTTGGTGTTCCAAGTTCCATAGTTCTAAGTTCAACAAAAACCTTAGCACCAGGATCTTTAGTTGCAAAGTAAAGATCAAACGAAGTTAAGAATGCACCTACACCATCAACCGTGAATGACTGTGCAAGAGGGTCTCTGTGTGGAGCTTTAACTTCGACATTAATTTCAGTTGCTTTTCTAGCAGGTTTGGGTGGATTTCTAACAGAAACTCTACTAGTTTCTTGTGTAAGAACCGTTCCAGAACCACTATATGTTCCGAGTGCTTCGGATGCAAATACAGTTGAACCAGGGAGAACAACAGTATTAGGTGGAACAGCAGTGACTTTAACAGTCTTAGTACCACTCTTGACTCTAGTAGCAGGTTTTGGTTTGCTATTTGGATCTCTAAAGAAGAAATTAGCAACGATATCACCCCAATTATCAGAAATCAACTCTGCTCTGGTAATCTTCGCTACTGCACCAGAAGTTGTTCCTACAATCTTAAATCCTTTCTCAATATATCCAAAATATTTTTGTTGTGTGGAAAGAACCCTAGTACCAAAATTTATCAGTTTAGAAGTTGGAGAGTAACCATCACCAGGTGCAGGTCTATTTCTATCATATGGGTCAACAGTGTATTTTTCAACCAAAACTGCAGGTGAACCTAATCCGGCACCAATATCTGGTCTAGATGTATCACCAAACTTATGATTTGGTTTTTGAATTCTAATAAATCCAACCTTATTATCATTAGCATCTAAGATATTTGCATCTTCAAAAACAGTAAATGTACCAGAAATCATATTGATTTCACATAACTTGGGTACAATATCAACCTGCTGACTATCAAGATACAGATAATGTTTAGAATATGGTCTTAGACCATTTGCATTGAAATAAACGTTTCTAGAACGCATCCAAGGATCTGCTTCACCGGATACCTTTACATCTTCAACATAGTCAAACTCTCTAGAAGGTCCTGTGAGTTTTGGTTTATATTTTGTTTCAGTTGTAATGGTCGTAGTGGTATATGCTCTAGTACCTCTTTCACCTCTACCACCACCTTTCTTGTAGGTAACATACTCTGTTTTCTTATCTACATCTCTAGTTACACTTGCCTCTTGCTTCCACTTAGCACCAGTAGATTCTGTTCTATGATCATCAATATAGATAGTTCTCACCCAGTTATCGGATGCAGGATCAAGAGCAACAGCACCCTGGAAAACAATTACGTTAAATGGGTTAACATTTTCTACATTAGTTGCATGAGGTTGATCTAACCAATCAACTTCAGTGTATGCTAAGGTAAGCATATCACCAGTCTTTTGGATGCTTGGATCTGCAAGTTTAAGATTCTGACTTAAATCTGCAGAAGATATATCAATATTAGGATCTAATGCTAACTGAGCATCCATTGACCAAAAATCAATTGGTGCTATACCAGTTGCACCTTCCTTACTAATATCGATAGTAGTATAGCGAGGATCTGCAAGAGACTTATCTCTAAAATCTGAAACGATAAATCCACTCTTAAATCTATCTAAACCATTAGCATCAGTAACAGAGAGTGTCTTAGCATTGAGTTCCAGCATAGTAAGACTGGTAACTTCTTCCAAGTTCTCAATTCTATCCTCAAGTTTACCAATGTCTCTCATGGTAAATCTTCTATTATCTCTAAGAAGGATTCTTGGATCCTTAGCAGTGTTATAGAGATATGCGGGAAGGGAAATTTGTGCAATTTCCATAGCATCATCAGCAAGAACAGGTGCCTGAGGAATATCTGCAGGTTCACCTTTCAGAACTTCTACTTGACCCAGACGATTAATGCTAACAAGGTCAATTCTTGGAAGATAGTAACTATATCCAAAGAAGGAAGTTTCATCTGGAGTTATTACATATCTAAAAGTAGATTCATACTGTCTTGTGCTAAATCCAAATGGAGATGCGTTAGTAGACAGATCAAATGGTTTGACTCTTGGTCTAAAATCAACTAAATCGGTAGCACGAATACCATTTGGAAGAGATGGGATATCACTCTTGTATCTGCTAGCACCATATGAGTTGCAAGTAAATACATCTCCACTATTACCAGAAGCAACTTCATACTTATCAAAGATGATAAGGAGTTTCTTATCTGGAGTTGGAGCACCAGGTCTCTTAATAATTCTAGAATAATCACAGAATTCATGTCTGTGACCATCATCCAGTTTATAATTTGCTGTTATATCAACATAGCTTCCTTTAGTTGCCTGTTGAATAACAATATCTAAAGCAGAATCTCCAAACTTAACATTTTCACCAACAATAAAGTTGTTTGTATTTCTAGGTACATAGAAAACTTCAGTTGCTGTTGCACTAACAACTTGACCAATTGCTCTACCATCTTTACCAGTAATTTTTTCACCAATAATTACATTTTGGTCGAGAGATAATCCTGTTGCAAAAGTCAGTTTATCGAGGATTGGTGTATTACCATCGGTTGATTCGTAAATTGCACGGACATCTACAACATCAGGAACATTCAAAGATATTTCTTTATCTTCAATTCTAGTTCCAAAATACTTACTATTAGTAAGATTATTGAGAGTTTTAGTTTTCTGAGTTCTTGTAACTTCTAATTGCTGACTTCTAATAAAATCTTTTGATTTGTCTGTAACAGTTCTCTTAGAAAGAGTTGCAATAACTGTTACATTGGAATCGGTTGATTTACTAAGACCATCAAATGTAACACTTGCTCCACCGCTACCCAACGTAGCCATACCAGAAGTTAATTTTTCTGTGGTTCCGTCAGAATAGTGGATTGAATATCTCTCTGCATCAAATGACTCATAAAATACGCTGGTAATTCCTGCCGAAGTATCAATTGCATCTGCAACAGTAATTTCCATACTGTTACCAGAAACTGACTTACCAGTAATCTGCTTAGTAATCGTCAACTGTGCTCCAGACAGATCAACTGATGCAATATTTGCAACAGGTAATGGAGAATATAGACCCGTAGAACCAAAATTAATGATTCTAGGAACCATCATCGAGAATGTATAATTTCCATTCGTGTGAACATTTCTAAAAACACCAGTAACTGCTTGTGCCGGTGTTGTTAGACTAATATTAGTTCCATCTGCAGAGATTGCAGTAATATCAGCGTAAATTGGATCGGCATTACCGTTCTGATACTTTATAGTTCTTCCTTTTTTTATTCCAGTTACACCATTGAAAAATCTTCCACCAACTTTAGCAGTTCTAGTTGTGGTAGATCCGCTGATATTCATCAAATCAGTCTTAGCAAAGTTGGGGAGACCAACTTCATGAAGAACTGTATTTGCAAGGAAGTTTTGCTGAATATTGCTATTCAAAGCATCAGCATCTTGGAATACTGCTTTGATATCTTCTGTTGTATATACAGTAATATCTTGAATACCTGTCTGTAATGTAATTTCTTCGTTGATAATTATCTGCTCACCAACAAGAAATTCTCCAGAAGTTTGATTTAATTTGTAAATATTACCAGATGACTCTGCAAGATATCCAGTTGCACCACTAGAAAGACCTCTAAACATAGAAGTCAGTGGAGCTTCAGTCTGGTTGTAAGTGTTACTAAGAGTCAGTTCTGTAAATGTCTGAACATCATAAAGGAATAAATCCCACTCAGTGGCATTTCCTTTGTAACTATCATCAGTTACACCAAACCAATAAACTCTTGCCTCACCAATTTTGGTTGTAAGACCAGCAGTTGCCTGATCAGTGATATTGTTGCTACCATTATGATTTCTTCTTTCTTTGTAAAGTTCAATAATATTACTATCAGTAGTATTCGCTCCAGAAGTATCTCCAATATTGATGTATGGTACACCAGAGACATTATTAACTCTCAAAAGACTTCCCATGGTAAATGGGATTTGAGAAGTAGGAATTGTTTTTGTAGTTCTTGGTTTTTCAACATCAACTACTGTTGAACCTACCAAATCAATATCATATCCTCTAACATATGCAGTTCCAGCAGAAACTTTAACCGCCATCAAATCTTCTGTGGGTGTATTACCCTCATCAGTTACTTCATCAGATCTAAAGAGACCACCATTTCCAGTCTCATTATTCAAAGATTCTGATGCTTCAACAATGAAACTATCTACAGCATAATCACCAGATTCTTCAAATGTTCTCTTAGCAAAGTAATCTCTGATTAAATTGTAATCTGACTTATTTTGTAACTTCTTAATTACACCTTCGTCAATTTTAACAAGTTCAACGAAGTTAGTATCTTCATTATCAGTGAGTTCTTTTTTTGCTAACTTAAGACTAATTTTTAATCTATCTGCACCTGGTGCAGCATAGTTTGTAAATCCTTTTGCGTTATCATTAAGAGAAGGATCTTCATCAGAATTGATAATTTCTTCAACAATATCAAAACCAACTCTGTATGATGGAGTATTGCTATATGGATCGAGGACAATTTGTGAATCTTGAACGTCTACAAACGTTCCTCTAATAAAGTAAACACCCTGTGCAACGCCTACAGCATACCCTGTAGCAGGCGAATTAACAGTTGTAAGACTGAATACAGTATCTCCTTCTACGAGTGTTGTATTGCCGTATGTGACGTTCTCAAGAAGTTGGATTACTTCTCCATTTAAGAATTCTACAGATTCTCCATCATTAGCGCCATCAAGATACTTAACAAATAATGTAATTTCTTCTATATCCTGATCTGGTACATTAGGATTTCCTGTTGGAAGAATATAACCTTTGATTGTGCCAACAACTTCAGACGTTACACCTTTAACTTTAGTACCTTTGCCGCTAACAATAGCATCTAAGTAGACAGTAATATCAATACCTAGATGATCTGGATTTACTTTGATAGTAGTAAAGGCATTATCACATGTAATTCCTCCAGGAATTACCATAGAACCTTCTTTGAACATGTGACTGCCAAAAGATTCTATCTGGTTCTGTAAAATCGACTGAAGACCAGTTAATTCTCTAGCCTGAACAGGATGTCCAGGTTTGAATAGAACCTTATAAAAATTATCGTCCTTATCAAAGTCATCATAATATGGACTTACGTTGAGGTTAGTCTTCTGTGGCATTTTTTAGAATTCCAGTACTATCTTTAAGTCTTCTTTTTGGCGTGCGTTTCTAGCAATACTTGCTCGATTATCAAGGAAAATAACATCCCCTGAACCTTTATTTATCTCAGGAACCGCCATGCCTCCTGTAAAGTTAACACCAAGGTTAATTAACTTTGTTCCTGTTGGATTTGTACTAAATCCAGCAAATCCTGTATCAATCGATCCAGTGAATGCTGATATATCACCAGAAATCAAAGCGGAAGATGATTCAAAAGGATATGCTCTACCTCTGGTAGAAATACCCGCATAATCTTGGGTATCAAGCGTTGTCTGATTTAAGAAAAGTGATCTATCTTGGAAATACTTGAGAACTTTTGTTTCTTGGTCAAAAGAAGCGACATACCCAAATGCTCTTCCATTTCCACTATCAACAACTTGTTCAATTTTTTCTCCAACTTTTGGAGTTCCAACAACAGAAGAAAATTTAAACGAATTTAAATTATTGAAATTTTCTTCATAGAATGTACCACTAGTTCCAACAGCAGTTGGATTCTTAATGATAGAAACCTGAGCAAAACTAGTATCAGTTGGGAAATCTCTATCACTACCATCAAAACGAGCATAAACTAGAACTTTATCAGTTCCTAATTCTGTGTAAATATCATATCCATGACCTTTAGATGGAGGGATAATGGGAACTAAGTGTGCATTGGTTCCTGTTGAATTTGAGTTAATTGCACCCAAGTCAACCATTGCATAACTGTATCCTTTACCACCGGTGGTAACAACCGCCCTAGTAATTTTTCCACCAACAACGTCAACTCTTACTTTACCACCAGTTCCATCACCAATGATATCCATCTCTTGACCGAGACCATTAGCATAGTTAGCACCAGATTTTTGAATGAAAACCGTTTTAATTTGATTTTCATTTACATCTGAGTCTGCTGCTTCTCTAATTGATCTAATTTGAGGATCTGTTGAAGTTCCCCAATCATTAGGTACTGTAATGTATTCAGTAGAATCAAACTTTACGATATCACTTGGACTTACTGTGAACAGATACTTCCAAATATATCCATCTCCACTATCACCAGCTCTTGATGGTTCTAAATCGGTAAATTTTGGTTGATCCTGAGATACATTACCTTTTATGTTATCTCCCGTAGAACCATTTTCAATACAGACATATACTCTGAAATCCTCATTCATCACATAATAATTTGCATCATATAATCTTGATGCATTAGTCAGAGGTGCTGGATATAGAATGCTGTAATCATGGCGATACATTTCATAACGATTACCTTGTACGTAATCAATTCTTCGGATCAATCTCCTGACGTTGGAAGAAGTTACTTGTCTCCCAAACATAACAACATCACCTGAATGTGAATTATAATCCAGGTTATCGATGGGTGCGGGAGGGTTAGTATTCCAAGTATTGCTCCTACCATATCCAACAACAGTTGGATTAGGTAGACCTACAGTAATGTAATATGAATTTCTATCGTCGGAAAACGATTCAACAAAATTACTGGCATTCAGGATTCTAAATTGATCAGTAACAAGTGCGGACATTGTTATCTTTTTTTATATATTTATAGGAGATTATCAGGAGTAGAAGTTGAGGTCGTTATCGAGAATTAAATTCTGATTAGCAACTGGTTTTCTGGAACGGACTGCTCCAGTTTTGCCTTGACCAAAGTTTCCTCTCCTTTGAATGGTTGGGAATGTTGAAAGACCCGAATCAACAGTTAGTCCAGTAACACCAATTGAAATTGGAGATCCTTTTCTTTCTGAATAATTGTATATTCTTCCCCAGGATAATGTTCCAAGAGAAGTAGTCAATCCTGCAAGATTTTCGTCAAAATTACCAGTTGAAGTAATTCCAGTTAAATCTGAAGTACTCTTTACATTACAAATAATTTCACCATTTGATGCAAGACTTGAGATAGAATCTACGATGTAGATATTATCTAGGAATGTAGTTCCAACACCAACAACAGCATCGTCGGAATCGTATACCGAAACTGCTCCTTGTCCAACTGTGGTGTTGTAAATCATCACTGGATATCCAGCAACAAGATCTAATACATCAGATGCAACTTGAGATTCGCCATTTACACCATAATCTTGCAATCCAACAAAGTTGAATTTAATTGCCTTTTGCCCACCAGTTCCAGTAGTTTCTGAAATACCAGTAATAATTCCACTAAATCCTTGAACATTAGCAACTTCTGAAATTCGCTCAAATTTAGCAGTAGGAATTTCCACAATAGTTTGTGGAAGATTTGTGGTTGTATATCCAAATCCAATATTAGTTAGGGAAACATTGGAAATGGAACCATCTGAAGCAATAGTTGCAGTAGCAGATGCTGTCGTACCAACTCCTACACCGATTGATTTTGGAGCAGAGAACTTAACATCAATGGAAGAACCTGTATATCCAGCACCAGCATTTGCGATAGAGATGGAAGATATTGTTCCTCCTGCACCAACAGTTACGGAGAATTCTGGAGATACTGGTTCGGAGTGATCAATTAAGAATGCATCGAATTCAAAAGTATTTACATTCAAATCATAAACTATTTCATCATAGTCAAAGAATTGTGCATTATCGACGAATATTTCTGTTGAATCAGAATTTACATCACCAATAACTTTTGCTGTTGGGAAGATTCTTGGTTCAAGTTGATCTCTTGTCTTGTAGACAATATCACCTTTGATAAATTTGTCCTTCTTCTGTTTTGTCCAACTAAATGGTTTGAAATCGTTTTGATTTACACCAGGACCAGTATAAATTGGAGTTTCAACTTTATCAGAACCAGCAATTTCTGAAATGGTTCTTGATAAAATTTGATCAACAGTTTCTTGGAACAATGGATGTTTTTGGACAAATAAATCATCACCAACCTTCAAGGTCTCCCTTACAGTTGTAATACCAACATCAACACCTTGTTGACCAACATAGAAGAAAACATCTACCTTATCATTAATTCTTGGTGCTTCTGTAAAGATGAATGATGTACCGCCAGTAAACTGATAAGCATATCCTGGAGTTTGAAGAACTCCATTGATAAAGATAAGAAGAACAGAATCGAGATCAATTGCACTGGAAAGTGCTTCATTATCATCAATTTCAAAACTGAGAAGTTCGCCATTATAGAATAATGGGAATCTCTTTCTATTACCATCTTGATATCCTTTAATACTATCAATATAATCCATTTCTCCAAAGGACCAAGAAGAGAAGAAATCATTAAATGTTTCTGTAATTTCAATCTGGAATGGTTCTATAGGATCTGTATAATCTTTGGCAGTTACCAGACCAACAACTTCAACAATATCACCAATCTTGAATGCATACCCATTTCTAGCAATTTTGAATGAATCAACAAGGAATAATGTTGTTCCAATTCCAACATTACTTGTTGTTGCAGCACCAATAGTTAGATTCAACAGAAGATTCTTACCAGTTTCTTCTGTTGGACCAACACCAAGTCTGGAGACACCCTTAACAGGCATATTTTCATAGATAGGTTCTGGAATTTCAATAGAAGGATTGATGTAACCAGAACCACCATTTACAATATTGAATGCAAGAGTTCCGCCAACTCCAACTGTTGCTGTAATCTCTGCACCAGTTCCTGCACCACCACCAGGACCAACATTTACATCAATCGTGTTATCGGTAACAGAAGTAATTGTGAGAGAAGAACCAGATGCTGGATCAGTCGATCTTGGATATGATTGCTCAGTAAAGAAATCATCATCAGAACATCTGAAGATCAAAGAGTCATTTGCGATAGTAATAGTATTACTTGCAGTAAGACCATGATTTACTATAGTCAATTGCAGTTCACCTGTATGTGAAGTATATTTTGCTGCAGTTGGTGTAAACTGAGCACCAGTATTTGCTGTAATTGCATTAGTTACTGCTCTTTCAAATCTGTGGATATATGCAAGATCAGTTACGGCAATTGAAACTGGTCCTCTATATCCAGAACCATGATTCAGAGAGAAATGTTCATATACTTCACCACTGTGATTGTAGTGGTGTGTAATTGAACTTGTACCAACATTTACGGTAAGTTCAGTAGCACTAATAATGTCATGAATATCGAATGAACGATCATGATCTGGGAAGATAGTGGTCGTAATTCCACTATATGCTGGAGTACAAGTGAAGTGTAAACCAACTAACTTGACTCTATCACCAGTTTTGAGATTGTGAGAATCATCCGTCTCAATTTCAAGTATACCAGAGAACTTATTATAAGAAGCAGTATTAATGGAAACTGGATTGGTCCAAGTATTGATTCCAACAATCTCAGTTAAAGTTCCACTGGAATTCTTCTTCGCCTTAACCTTTGCACCAACAAGTGGTGCATATCCAAGACCAGGAGTAGAACCTAAAGAAACAATCAGACCACCTCTTGGAATCTGGTTTTGGTTAATATCAAATTCAGATTCAATATAAGAACCATCAGTTGAAGTAATACCTGTGAATACTACGCTAGAGATTCCTGCAGCATTATCTTGCTCAAACAGATAGTTATTTCCTGCATTATTTTCTGTAGAGGGAGTCTGGAATACTCCATTGATAAACAGAATACCATTTCCTGGGGAAATACCAGAAGTATTGATTCCTTCAATGGTTGTAGTGTAAGTTTTACCGATTCCACTGAAACTATCAGAAATATCATCAAACAGCATATTTTCAGTATAATCAGATCTCAAGAATGTTCTTCCAGAGAACTCTGCCTTCACATAAGGTAGATTAGATTCATTTCTTCTTGCTCTAGTATTACCTTTTGGTGGATCAACAAAGAACACTTCGTTCTTAACAATATTGATTGAACCGCGATAAATTTGAACATTTGCTCCATCACTGTGAGCAGAAGATGCACTTCCAACAACACCTCTTATAACGGAAACTGTTGGATGTGTTGCAATACCACCAGAAGCAATAATACCGTTAATAGGTCCAAGGAGTTGACCATTAGCATTAGTACTAAGACCAACTTCAACAACCTTCATGTATTCATCATCAATTTTGAGAAGATCTCTTGGTTGAATCGAAGAAATACCACTGAGGTTGAATGTAGCAATACCTGCAGTAATTCCACCACTGTTAAAATCAAGACTATGATTAACTGGTGTAAATGAAATTGGTTGCTGAACAATACCATCAAGAGCAATAACAGTTTTACTAAGTTTTTTAGTAAATTCTAATTCATGTGCATTTCCAAGACCAGCATCGGTAAATGTTACAAAAATGCCTGCTCTAGCATATTCTTCCTTTGTTGCAAGTTTAAAACTATCTGGAGTGATAGCAATAGGATAAACTTTTTCTGGAAGTCTATCAGTTACAACACCAAGATAGTTTGCTGTTTGACCAATACCCATTGCGGATTGACCAATTCCAGTGAATGTTGATTTTGGTGCATAAATCAGTTCTTCTCCAGTGTTGAAGAAGTGATCGGGATATGTAAACAAACCAGTCTCATAGTCTAACTTAACTGTATCAGTTGGATCAAATGACTTGGTATAAATTGGAGCACCTTGGTGTGTAAGTTTGAAATTAGTCCTATTTGCTCTAAGACCATTCAAACCATCAAATGCAGAAAGTAAAACTAACTGATTAGAAGGACCAAATTGTAATGGATTTGGTTGATTATCAAAATCACTGAATCTGTAAAGAACTTCGTTGAAGGATTGTGCTTCAACATCATATCCAGCATCTGGATAGAAATTCAGGTAGAATTCATTTCCACTAATTTCTCCACCGAATGTTCCGAGACCAGTTGTGTTATTAACTGGTGCAAATGGTCCAGGAGTAACATAAGTCTGCATATCCATATCATTGGACATGATTGTGACCTGGTGAATAGCAGAAGTTTCACCAGCAGAAACACGAACTACAGACGATGATGCGGAAATATCATTAATGTCAAATGTCCCCAATCTTATAGAATTAGTTCCATGACCAAATGTGGACTCAAGTCTCGCACTCTTTTCAGTTCCTGCTGGTTGATTATTGAGAAGGAATCGAGTAGTTCCAATACCTGCTGTAGTTGTACCAAATCCTACAACATTAGCACGAATATCGTAAACAATAGTAGAAGATATACCACTATTTGTAGCAGTTAGAGAAACAATTCCAGCATTTGCATCGTAAATTGCACTAAGGATACCAGTTTGAACAGCACTGTAAGAAAGATTTGTAGCATCAAAATAGTATTCACTCAAATAAGTATTATCACCATCAAAATCAAGAGTTGCTTCAACATAGTTCACGTCAGCACTGAATCTATCTGTGATTTCAATATTTGCAAATGCACCATTGAAATCATTTACATTAAATTCTGCAATTGTTTTGGTACTTGTAGCAGTACCAACACTACCAATACCAGAAACAAATGAACCAGTGAGATCTATACTACCAAGAGACTCTGTACCAATTCCAGTAGAACCAGCAGGGAGTGCTTGATACAAATAATTCTTTCTGAGTATTTTGATATCATGATCTGTATCATATGGGTCAGTTGGATCAAATATTAGAGTTTTTCTTCCATCCTCAAGACTTGCACGGAAAGTTCCGAGTAGACGATTGCTGAAAGTAGAATACTTTGTGAACAGATATGTATTAAGAGTAGATGACTGTAATACCAGTTCTGAAAGTTGAATATCTCCAGTATCTGGATCAGTAACTTGTATCAAATATCTTACATGATTATCGGCAAATCCAATTTCTTCGAGTTCAGTAAATGAATCTTGGAAACCTCTACTTGAGAACTTGTTGCTGATATCATCATGAATTAGAACTCTATTGGTTCTACACTCAGTGAAGTCTGTAAGTTTTCTATTTTGAATCTGTAAAGAGTTTGATTGTAAGAAACTACCAATTCCACTCTGTCTAGGATCGTCGTCAATAGCATTATCAAACATATTGATAGTATCAACTCTCTTCTCAGAGAGAACATCCAAAACAACAATCGATGTTGTAGACCCTGCTAAACCTGCTGTTGCAGTTCCAACAGATGTAATACCAACATCAGCAAAATTCTTAAGACCTGCTGGGTGAATTATGCTATTAACTGGAGATGAAAATTCACTCCAAGTAATTGGACTCTTAATAGAATATGAAAGATTTTGATAATAATCATTATCTGGAATAACCTGATAATCTTCACTAATCTTGCCAATATCATTCTTCCATCCAATATCAAGGTTAGAAGCATAATTGATATTGAATTTTGCTCTCTTTCTATCTACATCAGTTACATCTGCAATAGTACCGCTAACAATCCCCTTAATTTTTGAACCTTCAACTAAGTTAAAATCACCCTTAATTTTAATAAAATCATCTCTAACCAAGGCAACTGAAAGATCTGTTTGTACAAAACCACCACCAGCATCTACATACAATGGTTCATTGATTGTGAATTTAGATCTTTCTTGTAATACTTTGATTTCTGGATAATCATTTTTATTAACGATGGTTGCGTATCCAGATTGATAAGTCTTAGCAATACCTGGATTAGTGGTAAGACCAACTCCATCTTCACCAACGACTTGGAATGTTAATTGTGCAGGACTTGTATCGTTATAAGAGATTACTTTGAAGAATTTGTAATCATAGTCAGCAGAGTTATATCCATCACCAGAATCCGACATTTCGATTCCTTCAACAAAAATCAAGTCACCTGCACCAAATAAGGTTGTTGTGAATCCAAGAATTGGAGTTGTCAGTGTGCAAGTAGCAATACCAAAGTTGCTGGTAGTCATCGAAACAATACCAACACCGTTAGAATTATTAATTGAAACAATTCTATGTGGTTCGGAATCAAGTCCAAATAGAGGAGCTAATTGTTCGATTTCGGAAATTGAACCGTTAGGTGCATGACCAACCAAAGATGTTGTATCAACAATCTCATTTGTTGTCTCATTCCAAACAATAAGATCTGGATCAGTAAGATATCTTCTACCAGGATTGATAACATCAAATCCAGTGATTGTATCCAGATTATCAATTCTAACAATCGGTGGTACAATTGCTTCAGGTCTTAAAGTTTTATCTGATGGATAATCATATCCAATATCTTTAAATCTTACCTTTTTAATTCTTCCAATGGAAGTTGAAATTGCAGCAATGTTTGCATTATTTCCATTCAAAGTACTAACATCAATGAATTCGGGGAGTTTTTCATAGTTAAATCCTCTAGAAATAACTTCAACTTTTCCTATAGAACCATTAAGTGCATTAGAAGACTTAGTTGTATATTCAAGAGTATCACATTGTTCTGGAAGATAATCCAATACTAATGGTAATTTTGTTGGTGAAATATTGAATGCTGTTGTACCTACGCCAAATACGTTATATGTTCCAATATATTCACTATTAACATAGTTAATCTCTGAGAAATTAATTACATCTTTATCGGCAGTGCTGATGTATCCACCCTTTTCTAAAGTATAATAAAGTTTAGTTGGTACATTTTCAGAATATTTAATAGTAAGTGATGAGTTGCTTGCGGTACCAATACCAACTGAACCAACACCAACTACATTAAAGTCTCTACTATCATAAGAAGACACATATTCATTAATGAAAGAATTCTCTCTATAAATTTTTAATTCATATCCGTTGAGAGAAGTATCTTGTAAGTTAATTTGAAGATCGCTATTTCTAGTAACATTAATCTGAGGATTAACTAATGAGAATGTGTGTACAGTATCTCCTGTTCCAACAATATTGATAGACTTCTCAGTAAGAGGATTGCTCTCATAAAGAGTCTCAGCGAGTCTAAATTTACTAGAACTATCTCTAATTACATAATATGATTCATCCGCAACAAGTCCTTCTGCCGCTTCTATGGATTCATAGAACAGTTTATCGCCAGTCTTATATCCATGATCAGGAATTGTAATAGTATTATTGGCGCTACTGATTCCAGTGGAATTGATTCCAGTTGGATTGATTAGTAAAATTTGTTTATCTGCATTAAATGCTGCTCTACATGCTGCAGTTGTTCCAAGACCAACAATCGTATTTGGTACAACACTCAATTTAATGGTATCACCATTTTCTAATCCATGAGTAGCACCACAACCAATTCTAGTAGTAATCTTGCTAAGATCACCAGTTAATTCATTAAAAGTAGAAGTTAACTTATATTCAGAATTATCACTACCATTACTATAGAAGAACAGACCATTTCCAGCAGTAGTAAGACCAACTTGTGTTGTGAGACCGATATAATTTCTTCCCTTATCAATTACATAAAGTTCTGAAACTGACTGTGGGATAAAGAAAGTATTTGTATTAGTTTCATCGTTACCTACAATGATTTGATTTACTGCAGGATTTGATGATTTCTCAAAAGATACTTTTTGACCAGTTTTAAATGGATGATTCGGTATACGAATCTGTCTTACTGGAAGATTGACGGTTGTCTCAGTAGTTCCAATATCGAAAGTTTTGTTAATTGCAGATCCTGGAGTTTGACCAACACCAACAGATTGATCAGCATTAAAATATACTACATGATTTCTCTTAGAATCAAACTCCTTGGTTTTTAAAGGAAGAATTATACGATCACTGAGAAGTTCAAGTCTGCTACTGTAACTATGTGCAACACCTGCTGTACCATGCCTCTTAACTCTCAAAACACCATTATCAAAGTCATTGAGGACAGTTACATTCTCTATTGTTTGTTGCAGTCCATCATGGGATACAATTCTCAGAGTATTTCCAATTGATACATTATTAAATCTTCTAGAAAGGAAAATATCTTCATATCTACCATACGGTGTAGAATTATATTGAGTCATTGTTCCTGCAAGAGAAACAACTTCTGTACCAAATCCAACTTTAGTAGAACCCGCTAAAGCAATTACTGAAGTTGATAATCCACTAATCAGAACAGTATCATTATTAAATATTTCAAATCCATTTCTATTGTAAGCAGTTACTTGCTTATCATTATCCCACTCAAATACAACACCCTCATATTTTTCAAGAGTTGTATTGATTGAGGTAATTGCTGCTCCAACTATTTCAGATACAGTTGCTCTCAGACCAGCACCATTTGTTCCTTCACTTTCAAAATTAACTCTATCTCCAATTTTATAACCAACACCACCATCAATAACATCAATAGTATCTGTAGAACCTTGAGTTACAGATTTTACGACAGTTACTTGATCAGCACTTTCATATCCCTCATTGATAAAGTCATAATCCGCTTTAGCACGATTTACATTATATGGGAAAGTATTTCTAGAAAGATTGGAATTATTGAAATCAAATGTATGATCTAACTTGAAATTATCCTCAATGATTTCAGAACGATAAGTATTTCCAATAAAATATGGATACTGTGGTTCAAATGCTGCAGGAAATGATGAAGTAATATTTGTAGTTACACCAACAAAGTAAGCATAAATTCCATTTGGATATTCTGGAGTTTTACCAAAACGACCATTATGCTTATCTAAATCTCCACTTCCAGTGTATTTGTAATCATCAACAAAGAATCCATTAGCAAAGTCTGGTCTATCTTCAACTGAAGTCGGAACTACATCATAACTTGATTTAATAATTCTTACACCAGACTGAATGTTTTGTGGGTCATCGTATGCAAAGGGACCATAGATTGGATTTCCATCATATGCCCATCCAATAATTGGTGAGTGATTACCATCAAGTGGTTCAAGATTTTCTGCCAAATCTTCAGAATATCCAAAGATTCCATACACCAAAGAATCTTCCTTTTCATTTTTGTAGAGATTTGAGAATATCTTATCAGACTGATTCTTAGCAAATCCTGCAAATCGTTCTGCATCATTAATATCAAGATATCTAACTCTAGAATCGAACTTTGCTCCTGACCCCCTAGACTTAATATAAATGGATGTTGCTTCGGTACTATATCCGATACCTTCATTAATTACAATAACATCTGTAATTTTTCCATTTTGCAATACTGGTCTAAGAATAGCACCAGTGCCCGCAGGACTAGATCCATCCTCAATAATTAATTCTGGAATTGAGATGTAACCACTTCCACCATTCAATACTTGAACTTCAACAATTCTTCCATTAGTAACAATTGGTGCAAATTGTGCATTAATACCTTCAGTAATACTAATGGTTGGTTTTTTATGTAAATTTATGGTTGTAGAACCATAACCAACACCAGGTTCATAGAGATATGCATCAACAATGCTTCCCGTAATTAAAGGAGTAATAGTGAATGTTCCAGTTGTACCACCAAATGAGACATTGGTTTTTACTTCAATTGGAGGATATTGGAATACGTGGAATCCACTACCAGAATCTATGAAGTCAACATGCTTATTTCGTACACTATCTGTAGTGTCGGTTCCACCAATACCAACATTAATTACTCTAAATGTATCAGAGTCTAACTTTTCAATCTGATATTGATCTGTTGTATTAAGACCAGCAATCTCATTTTCAGTACTGGAATATAAAACAGTCTCACCTGTCTCAAATCCATGATTTTTATAAGAAACTGTATTATAAACTGTCGAAATACCAGAGGTCTTTACTCTCAGTTTTCTATGCGTATATCCAGATCCAGGAGTTAATACTTTAATCTCCCTAAGATTGTTTCTAGGAAGAGTTCTAAACTTATGAATACCACTAGCAGATGTTGCAGTAGAAAGACCAATAGTATTGATACCTACACCTTCAAAAAGGGCATCTGCTTCATTAATATGAAGTTTGATCGTTTTACTATTAACAACTTTAACGACGTATTGATCACCACTGACTAAAGTTCCAGTAATTGAATTATTAACATCATATGCGTTTCCAATAGAAATTGGTTTATTGTTATTATGATTATAAATTACAGTCTGACCATTACTAAAACTGTGATTTTCGAAGAATGTAATAGTTTCCTCTTCGATATCAACACCACCACCAAGAGTGCGAGCACGACTATCAAACGATACTTCTCTAAATCTTCTACCAACAACAGGTTCTAAAGTACAACCACTACCATTTCCTCCAGTTAAAGTAACTGATAAAACATTATCAACGTCAAAATTTTGTGGATCAACAAGAACTTCTTTTACACTACCTGTAATAATTGGTTCTACTAGGGCAGTAACCAAACCTACAGTTCTTGCCATTCCAACGCTAATAGCAATTTGTGGTGGATTAATTACATCATAGTCCTTACCACCATTCAATACTTCAAATCTTTCCAGAGGACCAAAGTAAACCCTATCCCTAGATTCTGGACTACTGATTTCTACACCGTCAATAAGAACACCAACATTTCCAATATTTCTTGTAACTTCACCTTGTTGTGCAAGTGTCTGTTTTAATGGGAATTTTCTAAGAATATTATTTGAAGATAATTGCTTATCTTCGTGTCTATCGAGAGTAAAGGTATGTGTTCCACCTAATGCATTAGGAATAAATCTCACTGGTTGATCACCAGTAGGATACTTTGAAGTATTTTCTACCTTTAATGATGACTTAGAAGAATATAATTGAATCTCATTAGATTTTATTACCTTAACATAATAATATTCTCCAGATACTAATCCAGAAAGTTGATTATCTGCAAGATACTTTACTCTATCACCAGTTACAAATCTTACTGTTGATGGAAACTTGATTGATTTCCAGGTCTTAAGTCCAGAATCATAATTACCCAGATTAGATTCAAGACCATCTGGTATGGAAGATTCGACTATTTCATCAGAAATATTGTACCCAGGTAAAGAATGTGATGCAACATAACCAAACTCTTCCTTATCATCTGTATAAACGTTTAGTACGTTTGCAACATAAACATCATTTCCTTCTTTGATTGGAGTTGCTAAACTTTGACCCTTGATTAGATTTCTTCTAATACTGTAGGTTTGAGTCGATACTGGAGTAAATCCAGGAATATTTCCAAGACTTACTTCTTTACCACTGATAGAATTGACTGTTGCACCAGAACCATTTGGTGCTACTACATTACTACTTCCAATCAGAATATCTACAGTATCACCAACCCTAAGAGTTGCTTTATCAATATCTTCAAATAAGAAGAATGATCCTCCTTGAATATCTTGAACATCAAATCTTGACTTAGTATTGTATATCCAAGAATTTGCAAATACTTCTTTATATGTTCTATCTTCTACTGGATTTCTAATTATTTCACCAATATTTCTTACAGCAATTTCTTCACCGACTTCCATCAAAGGAATGTCTTCAAGTGCTTCAAAATCAGACAGAACTCCTGTAATACGAAGTTCACATTTCTTTTCTATATCACCATTTTCATATCCAAAGATAGTTTCATCTGCTCTAATTGGATCGGTTACATTAATTGCATCAGTAATTCCAGTACAACCAAAGAACTGGTTAATACTCTTTGAAGTATATTCAATTTTATTGCTACCACTAACAATAGAACCAGTCTGACCAAAACCTATTGTAGAGTCTACAGTGATTACAGAAGCACCAGGTGAGACAGATTCTAAGACTCTTGAGAATCCAGGAACAACAAAAGTGCCTTCGACAAGATCCCTATCATTATATCCAACAAACAAACCAAGTTTATAGAAAGCCTTTGTATCTCTAGTAAAGATTTCTACCTCAGATACAGAAGCATTTGTACTCAGGTCATTAGATCTAAAGATAGTTTGACCTTCTAAACCAAACGGGTCTCCAGAAAGACTCTCAGCGACCACTACCTCCCTTCTGATGTAGTCTGCAGATGAAGGTTTAATCAATCTACCCTCAAGGTCAATAACCTTCGCTGTGACGCCATACAGGACCTTGAAGAGAATAATTACAGACTCTTCAATACCCTTAGACTGATAGAAGTTTCTAGCGTGTTTGATGAAGTTAGAAACATTCAGATCTGATACAAAAGTCTCTTCTTCAAATCCAGGTGTAAATGTCTTCTTTAATTTTTTATAAAATTCCTGTAAGAAAAGCGCACTAAGATTTTGAATAGATGCATTTGCACTATGAGAAGCAGCAGCAGTATCCTCAAAAACAACACTTTGGCGGTTTGTGTTTACAAAATGTGCCTTTGTGCTATCATCAAACCCAGTAACGCCACTAAAACCACGAATACATCCAGTAAACGTAGTATCAGTCTTACCAGTGTAAGTGATAATCTCGTCGCCAATTTTTAACAGACCATAATCATCTGGATATCCCTTCGTTGAAGAGACTGTGATTGTAGTATCTGTTTCACTAATATCAGAAGACAGAGTTGCCTTACCAATAACAACTTCTGGAATCAGATTATCTAACTTGATATAAAGATCAAGATTATCTACCAGGTCAATGTTACCACCCTGTGCTTCTTGGGAGATATAATATTGTCTGAAAAAATCTACTGCCTTTGGAAAATCGGCAACTAAGAATTCGGGAAGTTGGCTCTCAATAATTTTATTGAGTTGCACTTTCTTCTCAAAATGCGACATATCTTATTTCCTCTGTAATGCTCCGTTTGAATAACTTGAAGTGTAGTAATCTCTTGTAAATGAGACGCCTGAAATATCTTCACCAGATGCGATAACATCTTTAACCATATTTATCGCGCTATTGGAGATGTTAAATGATAAGTACAAATCTTTAAGACCTACAACATCATTCGATTCTGGGAACGCCTGAATCTCAATAATATCGTTTGGTCTAGATGTTTCGGTAATGTTTACCGTATTCAGAATAATTTCTCCCTTCTTATAATCTACTGTTCCTGCTTCTTTAGCAACAACAATCTTATTTCCATCAGCATCGACTTTGATAATAGCAATTGTTCCTTTTTCAGTATCAATTGGATTATCTGTTAGGAATACTGTTGAAGATTCTCCAGCAATTTTAAATCCAGTAGACTTAATATTCAATCCACTTGGATTAGCATGGAATCTATTACCAAAACAGAGTTCATACTGTGCAAATTGATTCTTGAGTGCCTTCAAGTCTCTTCTAATTCTAACCTTTGTGATGTTAGAGGTGATAGCATCATCAACACGGTCAATCAATTGAAGAACTTTACTGTACTTAAATCGACCACCAAAGCGATTCATATCAACATCTTTGGAATATGTCGTCAAAGCACCAATAATATTGGATCTCAACTCATCAACATTAGAAACTTGATTAGCATTGAAGTAAATTGTTGATTCAAGTTCAACATAAAGTACTTTCAAGTCAACAATCTTTTGATTAATACCTGCAATAGAGTATTGCTTGATCTTATTCAGAATATTTTGCTTATCAAAGTCAGAAACATATGTACCATTCTTAGGTTTGATACTAATCTGCACACTACCAAACTGTGGTGGTGATAATTCTTCTCCACCAACTACTGCAACAGACTCTGTGTTGGGATATACAGAAGCAATGATTGCTTCATAATCTCTAGCAGTAACCGCTCTGTACTGCGCTGAATAGAGTCTAGGAGCGAAGTACTTGATAGACGATAAACCCTCTGCCTCACCACCGTTCTGCGCCTTCTGGACGGTTGTAACGGGCACTGAGGCGCTAGGAATGACTCTGATTCCACCATCATCGATAAAGTTGCCTTGGAAATCAAAAAATGCAGGTCCATTACCTGCTTCACCGTCAGTTACGATATAACGAACCGTTATAACAGCGTTATTTTCTAACTTTTTACCAAAATATCCGTCACCAAACAACAATTCAAAGCGTTCTTCCTGTACTTCTTGAATCAGGAAGATTTCAGAGGTCTTATCAATGTTCAAAATGTTATCAACCATCTTGAATTCACGTCCAAGACCAGTATCATTGATACCTTTTACAAAAACAGTGATGGTTGAAGTGTCAATATTGGGATTATCAAGGATAAAACGCTGATCTTGTGCCGTATTGACCAAGAATTGTGTAGAGAGTAGCGATCCTTGAAAGATTTCTATGGGTTTTGCAGCAGTACCGAACTGTGCTACACCATTATTAACGATAGCACTAATACTTTGAGGTATTGAGAAGCGATAAGAGGTGTTATCTTGAGCACCAATGCACACTAAACCAGGTTCTAAGGTTATTGCAGTGCTTGATGTGCTTGTTGGTACCGCAAATGTAACGTGCGCCTTAGCAGCAGACTTAGAACGGGGGATATAACCAATGTTTCTAGCATGAGAAACCACATTCTCACGAACTGAAGCACCATCCAGGAAGGATTCATTGACTACTAGGTTCGCATTGAATGCATTAATGTAAGTATTATAAGCAAGCGTATCGATTAAGACAGCAAAATTAGATCCTTCAAAGTCAAAATCCGTGAAATTAGAGTTAGCACGGAGATAATCTTTGATTTGAACCTTAATCTGGTCAAAATCTAAGTTAGTAAACTGAGTAAAAGGCATTTTTTATCGCGTTGCCTCCAGAATAAAGGAGAAGGCTTGTGGTGGGAAATCTGAACCAACGATATCAAAGAAAACTTTTACATCAAAACTATTATTATCAGGTTGAGGATCGACTTCAACCTTTAAATTTTCAATTCGATCCTCATAAAATTCAACAGTGTTCTTAATTTGGTCTTGGATTACAGTAGCAGTACCATAATCAATGAATTCGAAGAGGGAACCACGAATATCAGTACCTAATGTAGAATTAAAGAACCGTTCAGTAGGTATTGTTTCAACCAAATTACGTACTGATCGAATGATAGCACGTTGATTAATCAATACAGGTAGGTCCTTCGTCACTGGATGTGGGTCAAAGGCAAAACTAATATCTTTAAATGCTCTAGAAACCCTCTGTGAAGACATCGTGTGGGTAGATTTTTCTAAATTTATTTATACCCTCACTCTTGATTTTGTTCCTCCTCAGTCAATTCTTCTGGTGTATCATTGGTTTCGTGGGGTTTACACCAGTAGTCAGTAATCAAACTAGTCGTACCCCACATACGGTACATGTATTCAGTATCTCTATCGACATGATACTTAGACATCTGTTTCTCCATCTTGGTTAAACAGAACTTTTATAGGGGTTTCTATCCCTCATCAATATTTATTTTAGGACAAAAAAAGAGGTCGCCCTCAGCGACCTTGACCACGATAACGTTTCTTTGCACTATTGCGAGAAGAAGCGGCATATTTCGTGTTTTTTCCGGACCCTTGACGAGTCTTCTTCGGCTTTGTTTCAATAAAGGTTCCGCCAGTCAATCCAATCTTAGCACGAGCCATAATAACTTAGTCTTCCTTAGTGATTGTAGTAATTAATTCCGAGGGGTTCGGAGACCCAGAAGAGTAGAAATCCTCCGCCAGGTCCATTAGTTTATCAAAGTATTCCTCTTGGGTCAAGCCCTCAGCAAGAACTTGACCATTATGAGAAATTGTATAGAGTTCCCGCGTACTCATCAGATAACGCGAGTCTTTTCGTGACCAACTCTGATACGAGGGTCACACCAAATCTCAAATCCTGCTTCCTTCGCATCAAGACAGAAGGATACATCCTCTCCACACATGTCCTGTACTTCACCAGATTCAAAGACCTGCATCTTAGGTGCAAACCATGGATACTTAATCTCTTCGTGCTCAAAGACACCCTTCTTAATCAGCAACCATCCAAATCCTGCATAGTCAACTGTAAATGGTTTCTTACGCTTCGCAATGGTCTCCAAGGTCTCATGGTTCATAACACCACCATTACCACGGAAGTCATCTTCATCCATCCAATGAGCAACAGAAGTAGTCTGACCATCTTCAGTACAATACCATCCAGATGCAATGTCCTTATCCATCAATACCAATTGATAGAAACGCTCTACGTTAAAGACAATATCACTATCAATCCACAACTGATAATCATATTCCAACTTACCATCCCATGGAAGTTGATCAGGTCCACGCAATACATTAGCACCCAGACACTTACAACGTGCAAAGTTCACCATAGACGAATAGTCTTGTGAAATCTGAATACTTGCTCCACTCTGTACAAGGTCAAAACAAAGTTGTACAAAGTTCTTCAAATACGTATATGATACTCCTCTACCAGGTAGACAGAAGACTACTGTCTTACCTTTAATCATCTCTCGTGCTTTCGCATAATCCCACTCTGGTTCTTTTGTTGCGGTGGGCGCTTTTGCTTTTACTGTAAATCCTTTTGCCATAATTAGGTCAAGTTTGAATGTGAATCGATTCAGTAGTAATTATACTATGAGATAGACCTTATGTCTATACTATAGTTCGGTTACTACGATAGCATCTCCATCTACTTCCATATTAACTTCAGTACCTTCATACCACCCGAATTCACTGATGATCCACTCAGGTACCTTGATAACATATTCCCCTGTTACTGGATCAACCTCTACGGTCGAAAAATTTTCTCCGGGATTTTTTTGCATATGAGGTATTCCGTTTCGCACTTTTGTTTTATATAGAAGAGTCATGTGTTATACAAAGACCTCGCAAAAGCAAGACTTTATAGCTTACAGGGACCCATGGATTTTATATACGGGGGGGCACACGGGCACCGCCCGCCACGCGGCGGGGACGGGGGCACTGCCCTATCACGAACCCACTGCAGGGTCAACCGAACACCAGGTCGGCAATCATCTGTCCGATGAGGTCACAGCGCCAGGTCTCCAACTCACCCAGGTCGATGCGCTCACCACACAGATGGGCATAATCCTGAGCGAACTGCGGCACGAAGTTCAGGTCCTGGTCAGCATCCCAAACGAATTGGACTGCCTCACTCCAGGAGATGGTGCCGTTAGCGTCAGGGGTTGGAAAGGTCATCGGGTTGTTTGTTGTTGCACGAATCATACCACGGAACGGGTCAAAACTCCAGGACCTCCACACCGTCAGCAGTCGCCACCAACCGGTCCACACGGTCCTGCTGCAACTTCAGAACGATTTGAGAATTCCTGTTCGCTTTGCTCAACCCCAGAAATGCCTTCACACCGTTGTTGCTGGTGACGCGAATCCGGAGACCACAATCCACGATGTCGTCGCCTTTCACCAGCACAACCTTCCGGGAGGTCATCCCACGACCAGCAACCAACACGGCAGAATAACCGTCACGGAGCAGGCGGGAGACTTGCAGAGCGTCATGGTCACACACGAAGCAACGGCGGGCGCTGGTGTCGGTGACCGCCATGATCATGCCGTGATTAGCAGTTACGACCTGCTCACGAACCCAAGCGGTCAGCGTGTCGGACGTGATAAAGTCCAGGGCGTCAGAGCAAACCTCATTCAGCAGGTCGCGGGTCTCCTCTACCATGGCGGTGCGCTGCTCTTTATCCCAACCACGGGCGGCGGAGATAAAAGCACGGAAGTCGTCAAAGCGGGCGGAGTCCAGCAGGTCGTCGGTTTTGCTGGTGTTCACCCAGTCAAAGGAACCGTTCTTCAGTCCTGCTTTGTGCTTGATGCTGATGGGGGTAGCACCCGCCATGGCGTCCGCTTTGTGCTTGGTACCGCCCAGGTGGGTGACGGTTTCGGTGAACAGGTTGGAAGCGTTAAGCAGAGCAATGGTGTCGTGCTCGTTAGCAACGCCTTCGTGATGAACTGAACCGTTGGTTTGGAATCCCATGTTTGAAGCGGGTGAGCGCCACCCGTCTGAACTGAAAGTAATATAAGCGAAAGCAGGGGTCAGGTCAAGCATTCCGGACGGTTCCCCTACTGTCCACCCTTCCCCCCTTTGGTTTTTTAAGGCGTGCTAGGATGAAGGCAGAGCCTACGGGCAGCCGCCCTGAGTATCAAATAAGGGGGATTATTTCCCCCTTAAATGTTATCACCAGTTGCTGGCGAAAATGTAACCGTCCTGCTCATCGTAGTCGTAGCAGAGTTGCTGCCAGGTTGCTTCCCAATCAACACAAACGAAGGCAGGAATGTCCAGGCAATAGCAATCAGTGGTCAACTGTTCTGCAAACTCTGCACCAGACATTTCGCCTTGGTAAGCATCAGTGAAGGACTCCAGATTCTCCTCTCCGTAGAGTTCAATGAATGCCTTAATTGCGTCGGCATCATAATCCTCAAGGAGTTCAGTCAGGATGTCATTTTGCTCGGGATAATCACCCAGCATTTCTTCCTTCTCAACTGCGGCGGTAGTGATACCACGCGCCTCCAGAATTGCTTCGTAAAATGCAGTGAAAGCAGGTTTGCCATTCTCCCGAACATAACCGCAGGTCAGACACTGCGTGGTACGGTCGGCGGATTCCATCTTGCGGATCATGTCCAGGAGAGCGGAACCGGTGAGAGCGTTGGTCATGTGTTGCTTTGTTTGGTATGTGTGAATTATAAGGGGTGGGAGGGGTCAGTGGCGATCACTGATGTTCCAGATTCCCCACTGTCCACCGTCGGCGGGTTGGGACTCATTCCACTTGCTGAACCACTCGCGGCGCAGTTCACGCTCACGCTTCTCCTGCTCCATCACCTGAAGCGCAATGGCGGAGAGTTTAGGATTGCTGGCGTAGATGCCGTTGGAATCGAATTGGATTTTGTTCATGTCCGGAAGATAGGATGGATTCAGACGAAAGTCAATAGGTTGGGGACGGTTCCCCGACCGTCACATGCCGTTGAGGAAATCCGCCATTGCTTCCTGATACTCCTCATAAGTCGCGAAGCGATCAGCGAACCGAGCGGGAACCTTGCGGTCGCTCTTGGTTGCGGTAGGGAGGTCACGACCCTTAGCGAGGATCTGTTGAGCGTAGGGGTTTTGTGTTTTGTTCATGCTCTTACTATTGCACAGATCCACGGATTTGGTAGTTCACGGTGATACAGAACTGCGGAAGAAAACCTTAAGGTTGCTTGTGCCACTCCACCGACTGGAGCGAAGCGGCTGCCTGAGTTTGTGTTATTTACTCTCAGTAATCTGTGTCTCCGTTGATATATTTTTCCACGTCAAATTTTTCTTCTTTCTCCCACTCTTCTTTGAAATCTATCACGTCAAAGATCTCACCAGGAGCATCAGCGATTTCAGACCAAAGTTCATCAAACATCGGAAACTTTCCTGAGGACTTGTTAACAATACACCAAGCCGCCGCTCTGTGTGGCAATAGTGGACACCTAAACAAGTGGCACACGACCGGTTGTGATGGGGTGGCGGGGTGCTATCCTATAGGAAATCAGACGAGGCGGGGGGTACCGCTGTAGACGAAAATACATCGCCACTGCTCCTGCCTTCCGGTAATCATAAAAAAACCACCCCCAGGCGGAGGTGGTCAATTCACGAAGTGGCACATTACATCACCACAACTCAACTTCTTTGGTGGTAACATACACATTCTCATCACCTTCTAGACCTAGAATCTCATTCCAATCGTAAGATTCTAAGTCTAAATCATCATAACATTCTATGTCTAACGTAACACGAACTGTGCGCTTTGTGTGTGTTAACATGGCGTCGAGATGTGTATGTGTACTACATTATATCATGCATAATGCTTATACGCAAGCGCATCATAATCTTGCGCGTCACGTGCATATTCCTCGTCGAGATCTTCATCTAGTTGTGATGCGTTCGCGAACGATTGCACCCATGCATCATATGTCTCGTCGAGATCATGTGCATAATCATGCGTGTATGTATAGTCGAGATCGTAATCGTCGTACATAATCCTCGTCGAGATTCTTGTGTATTGTAGCAGATATATCGTCGAGATGCAAGTCTAGTCGAGATTGTATTCTCGTCTAGCTATAAGTCTCGTCGAGATTCATAACGTTTATTTATAAAACTCGTCGAGAAAATGTGTGGGTTCTCTGATTTTTCGCCGTCCCCGGGGGTTGACGAACTGCGCGTCTTATGATACGCTCGCTAAACTCACAACACCCAGGAGGTTTCTACACATAATAACCACGAAGTTACTCTGTAGATACTCCCCAGCAACTCCCCAGTTACTTTAACAATAAAAAAGCAGTTTTATATTTATTTGTATATTAAAAACCTATTTTTTAATCTCTTTTGTATCAACGGATACACATTCTACTGGATTCCAATGCCTAACCACCCCAGACACAATGAAGGAGTTAGTAATCATATAACCCAACAAAATAAGGGTACGAATAACAGCAACTGCATCTGCTTCTCTGTTACTCTTACCCTCTTTTGTACCTAATGCTTTACACCAAATCTTCCACATTCACTATGCCAATCCTTTCTTACTCTTCAATATATCTAATGGTTTCTTTGGTTTAGGATCTTGCAACTGTTTGTACTGGTAGAGTAACTTAGCATCCTTATGCTTATTCTCTTCCCTTATAGGTCTCTCTGCAATCCCTTCTTTGTTTCTACCATAATCTAAAATATCCTTCTCAGTTTGTTGTGTCTTTCTATTCTTCTTTGCTTTCCCTACCTTCTTCATTAAATCAGCAACTCTTGCTTTCTCACTATCAGACAATCCTGTCTCCCTATTAGTAATCGCTAAGGTATTACCTTTTCTCAATGAATCAATAACTTGGTTCGCTGCTCTCTCTAACCTAGGGTCAACCTTTTCCCTATCAGGTTTCTTAGCAGTAGGAACATTCTCTGTATTTGGTTTACTTACAGGAGTGTTTTCCCGTGCTCTACGTTGTGCCTCTGCTCTTCTATCTTCACGCGCTTGTCTTCTCTGTGCTTCTCCTGGTGTTAATCTTCCTCCCCTTTGTCTTGCCTTGAATCTATCACTAGCATCAGACTTCATCATCCCCTTCAGGATATTAGCGCCCGCACCTAAAGCAGGTATTACATATGGCGCTGCTTTTAATGCAGGCAATGCTAACACCGCTGCTTCATTGAACTTCTTATATGTCTTCATAGGTGGAAAATTAGGGCGCTACCCAACTCGTAAGAAACCTCGGAAGTATTTAGAAATTACTGAGGATCTGAGTATCTACCTTCTTGAGACTTGTAAGAGTCAATGTCTACTGGATCTCTCCTATTCTTGATGTATTGGAGTTCTTCCCAATACTGAGGATAACAAACAACTAAACAATGAATCTTCTTGTGCTTTTCATTCTTTGTGTACTCACACTTGGGTTTATCCTTTACAGAAACTTCAATCGTGATGTAATGCTCACTGTAGAAATAAACCCACCCTTCTGTAACTCTTCCTAGTGAATCAACCCACCTTACATAATCATCAACTCTAGGTGAATAAGAGTTGTTCAAGGGGGTTGAAGTTGAGTTGCATTGCTGTGTAGGGGGTGGTGTTACTGAAGTCAACTGGATCACCTACTTTGTTTGAATTGATTGGGGCGTAGTATTGTTGTTTCTTTGGATTGTAGAATCCCCAGATACAACGAACATCATTACCATCATTGTAAACAAACCCAGGGTTGCATACAGTCCAAATTGCAAGAATAGAAGCGTTCTTGCGAACGACCTCGTATCTGTATCCTTTTGGTGCATCATGGTTGAACTCAATTTCTTTCAGGGACGGCACGGAGTCTGCTTGGATTCTTTTCATCATGATCAATCAACCATTGTAGAGTTTCTTTTGTTTTCTCTTTATCCATTCCTTGGAAACGTTCATCAACCAATGTCCATCCACTGGTGCATAACTCTTCAATTCGATAAGTGCGTTCGTCAGTCATTCTTCCACTACCTTGATTTTACATGGATTGTAATGTGGTGCTCCGTCAATACCACCGTGACTAATTAAATACTCTCTTCGTTCTTGTGCTGCTTGTTCATTTAATCCAGTTTCAACATCTGTCCAACGTGGGTCAGTTACATTAGGAACTCCATCATTGCAGTTCACATTGTTAGGTAAACTGATAATTTTGTACGGCATTTAATTCTCCTTAAGTTGTAAAAGCGTCGATAATAGCAGACTCATACTCATCTACCAAAGCAAACTTTTGAGCCTTTAGTATATTAGGCATGATACGATCTTCATACCCAGGGTGATTTAATCCTTCTTCTTCAGCACACAATTCAAATGCTTCAGCGTCAGATCCAGCAATCAAGTTTACAACTCCACCATATTCAGATTGTGGAAACGGCACCCAGTAATCAACAATGTAAAGTGTTTTCATTCCTCTGTTTGAGTTGGTTTAATTTTATCAGCGATTGTGAGATTAGTCAACTGTCGCTCAAGTTCATAAAACACTGGGTTCAGGTGCATAAACATGTACTGTCTATACTCATTGTCTTTAATCAACTCAATGATGTTTTCAACTTGATACTTTGCTAGGATTAACTTTGTGATGTCATCCATGACGCAATCGGTCCTCGTACATTTTTATCTTATCCATCAATTTATAATGGTTGACGCTTGGGGCAATAGATTCGCGACCTTGAGCAATAGTATAAGAACTGGTAGAACGTAAAACATGATTCAAATACTTCAATTCTTCAGCATCAAAATTCATTGCACAAACTCCTCCAAATAATAATCAACAGTCACTTCAAGTTCTGCTGCTTTACGCTCATAGAACTCATCCTTATATCTCTCCGCTTCTTTCCACTTTTGATGCGAATCAATCTCCGTCTCTGCATGTTGCATGAAATCATCAAATGCTTTGATGAATTGCTCAATGTCTTGGTCGTTCATGTAAAGTTCAGA